GCTGCTTTTCCGCACAGACTAACTGCTCTAAAAGAGCTGCATTCTCTCCGTACGATACAGGAAAATCATAGGTCAGATACCTGTTCTGCACATCATCGTGCCACTGAATCTGTACCACCCGATAACTTCCATACAGATTCTCCCGGCTCAAATCAATCTTGGTTTGCAGCCGCTGGAGCGTCTCGAGATGCTCCCGAATCGTTACCGTGCTGTCAATTCCGCGGGACACATCGTAAAAGTTAAATCCATAGACCTGTTCGCTCTGTTCTGCCAGTGTTGGCTTCGGCGGTTCTCTGTGCCGTTCTTGCCAGTTGCTTTTGATTTGCATTGCAATATGATATGCAGCCGCTCCGAACATTCCCAGCGCACAGACCACTGCAAAAATGTCTTCTCCTTCCACAAACTTTTCCTCCTTTTTGCTTGACACCGAACCCGAAAAGGAGTATGATATTCTTGTCGATCCCTTTCGATGGTCTCCCTCTTTACGAGGGAGTGGATTGAAATCAATTTTATTTCTCCTTTTGCCCTGTTGCCCCTCTCAGCAACAGGGCTTTTTTTATGCCTTATCACTGTCGTCATTCTCCCATAATTCGATTATCCTTTCATATGCTTCAGCGTTTTCTGATACATGGGGTTCGGACTTTCGCTTGCCCTGACAGGTCCCGTCTGTCTTGCCCCAATAAGCCAGTGTGCCTTTCCAGTTTGTGATCGGCTGACCGTTCTTGGTTTTCCATCCACGTTCGCTGTAATAGCTGTAAAACTTCTGAACATCTGTATGGATGCCTTTCTGCTCTGCATACTGTTTGACCTCTAATAGCGTTGGTGGTTGTGCTGATTGTTGAAAAGTTGAAAGATTTTCTTTTGATTCGCCATCTAAGATAGATAGATAGATTTCTTTCTCTATCTCTCTATCTATATCTATCTCTCCGTTTCCGTTTTGTTTCACTTGCGTTTCAGGTGTGTTACATTGTAACGCCTCGCTTTGTTTTTTTGCTCTGCACCGTCTTACTCGCTCTGCAACTGCTGTTTCAGAACCGATCGATTGCTTCATATCCGGCATGAAGTATTCCTGCTCGCTGCGGATCTCCAGCTTTCCGTGTTGCAGCAAGAAGTTCAGCGTTACTTGTACGTTGTCCTCTTCCTCGTCCAAATCAAGGGCAAGTTCTGCCGGAAAGTCTTCCTCCAAGCCGTCATAGTACAAATACCCATCATCTTTCAGGCTTCGGAGCATCATTTTCAGATAAATGATAACGTATGTATCACCGCCAGCAATCTTTCGCAGCCGTTTAATGGCTTTATCTCCGAAAAAGTCTTCCGGAAGTTTCAGCCAATAGTACCGTTTTCCCATCATCTCACCGCCGTTTCCATGCTGTCATGTGCAAGCTGCTCCAACGTCACGCCGAAAAATGAACATATCATATTCAGATCCGCCCCCGTAAACGAGGACGGGTCGCTCATGCGTGTGTTCCATGTTCTTGTCTGTGCATATCCCAGCAGCTTACAGATTTCCAGCGGTGTGATTCTCCGCCGCTGCATCAGTCCGGCAATGTTTCCGGCTACGATGTCCATCGGTAATTCCCGTGGTTTCGGATCTGGTTTCCGTGCCATGCGATTCTCTCCTTTCGCTGGTTGGTGGCTTTTTAGCCACAGAAGTTATTCCGTTCTCTGCCCGACCAGCAGATTGATGAAATAGACCTGCCCTTTTCCGGTGACTTTCGGGGTCTTGCTGATGGTCGTATAGCCGGAATGAATCACGCTGGTTTCTTTGATCTCCATCAGTCCACGCTCCATGCTCCGCTGCGTTGGCAGGTTGTATTCCGAACCGCACCGCTTGATCAGATAGCCGTTTTCTCGCATCCACGCAAACAACCGCCGCTGTCCCATATCCACACCATTTTGTTTGATCAGCTTTGCAAGTTCGCCGATCAGGATACTGCTGCTGGATGCTGCCACGCTGTCAGCGAACAGAACCTTCGGCTTGTCCTGCTCCATCTGTTTGCTCTGAGCTGCAACCGTGGTTTCCAATCTACGCCGTTGTTCTTGTTCTGTTTTCAGCTGCGTTGCAAGCTGAATGAGAAAGTCAGGGTTTGTCAGTGCTTTTTCCAGTGCCTGATCTGTCATGTACGCACCATGTTTCCGGATGGAGGGCAACACAACGGATGTCACCCATTTCCGAAATGGTTTTGCCTGCGGCTTGTCGCTCCGGAGAATCACAGTGTATAAACCGGATTCATTGATGATGGTCATCTGCTGTGTTCCACCAAGGGTGTCCACCAGAGTTACACCCTTTTCATCCGGCTCCAATCTGCTGGAAATATTTCTGCTGTTGCTGATTTCCAGCACCTTGCACACATCTGCCAACACGAACCACGGTTCACCGTTCACCTGTACTGTCCGAACTTCGGAAATCTCATAGTTCCATACCTGAATTTCATTCTCATTCATTTGTAAACGCTCCTTCCTGACTTGCCATAGCTGCTACGGACATTCCGACTGAAGCCCATGTAATTTGCTCCTGTGCTTTTTTAGGTAACGCCCCCAACGCTTGCAACAGCGTTAAAAATTCTTGCACATCAACGCACAAATTTGCACTCTGCATGATTTTGTTTAACGCTGCCAATGTTTCAAGGTCAACATTTGCCATAAAACAACATCCTTTCATTTTTTATTGCCCTTACGGGTGATGGGTCGGGATACGCTCCCGACGAGCGTTGTTAGTATAAAGGCAAAGTTCGGAGGTAATGACCACGATGCTGCCACATCGTCCCCGTGTTGCCGGTAGGTCAGCATGTATTCGATTATTTTGTTTTAAACTTTCCAATCGTCGTCCATCTTCCATTGCGATATTCTTGCAAAATATCAATACCAAATATTTTTCTGTTAACGACCTTCTCAATTAGTTCTTCTTTTGAATTACTGTAAACAGTGTTTGCAATATGACCACAAACTCTAAACTTTTTTGTTACTGTAATATTTTCATCTTTTCCAATAATCGAATCGTGATTAACTTTCATTTTCGTTCCTTTTCTCCCCGTGTTGCCGATAGGTCAGCACGGGCTTATTTGTTGTCTATCTCTTCGATCGTTATTGCCGTAAAAAATTCGGCGTGAGCTTGACTGATACTGATGTTCTCTCGTCCGAGAAATTTTTCGATTTTTTCTTTAAATTCTCTGCGTACATTTTCACATCGTTGAACCTCAGCCATATACTCTTCACGATTGTTGAAGAAAGTGTCAGAATCCGGCATTTCACTTGTTAACCAACGCCACAAAGCTTCTCCGCTGACGTGAATGTTCCATATGGTAACAAGAAAATTCTTGTCTTTCGCCGAATAATCGTCTACAAATTCGGACTTTGAAATAATTTCAATTTCAAACCGTTCAATTGAAAGTTTCATTTTCGTTCCCTCTCTCCCCGTCATGCCGATAGGTCAGCAGGTGTTGTATTTCCTGTCAAATTGTGATAAAATTGACGGGAAAGGGGGTGAATCATGTGGGTAAAGGGCAATTGATTATCAGTATTGTGTCAATCGCTTGTTCCAGTGCAATTTCCATTGCTTCATTGACTTTTACAATATGGAGAGAAAAGCAATATTTTCTAAGGGGAAAGAGACTGGAGCGAATCGAACGTTTATATATGCCGTTCTATAAAAATTGTGTTGCTTTTTTATATCCAGAACATCAATTTTCAGAATTAAACGAGGATGCACAAAAATATCTTGAAGAAAAGATATTCAATAACATGGAATTTGCAAGCACAAAATCGCAAATGTATTATATCGAATTTTATAGAACATGGCTCAACAGCCCATCCAGAACGGCAGACAATTTAACAGATCCCGATGTAGATGCTGCATTTAACAGGCTCTACAGATCCCTATTGTCAGAATACAAACGCCTATGCAAAAAGACAAAATTGCAAGAACCACCATTGCCACTCTGAATACAATTGGTGCTTCATCCTGCCATAGCCTTACGATGTAATATGTCAGAAGCAACGCATCGCACATATGAACAATTCCCAGTGCAATCATTTCCAAAGAAATCACCACCTATCTATTAGTACCATGATTGCAAGTAGAATGAGATTAAAAATCCCGTAAATCAAAGCAAGCAAAATCATTTTTCATTCCTTTCTCCCGTGTTGCCAGCAGGGCAGCAAGAGTTCGGCATTTTGACTTTATAGGATTCTTCCTCTGTGGGCTTTCCGTTTTCATCAGTTACGGCAAATTGTTTCTTTGCTGTAAAAAAACATCCATGCGGAATCTGGCATATTGTTTTTGGACACTCTGTGTTTTTCTGTGGATCACATAAATACAGAGTGATTTTTTTTACATCGCTTTTCATTATAAACCGGATTCGTTGATGATCCATACTTTTTGTGATCTCCCCATTCTGTCGATGACCTCGGTCTGACCGAGGTCATCTTCGTCGATACGTGTAGCCGTATCCTTTACATGAGAGATTTCCAGTTCTCTGCAAATGTCAGCAAGTACAAACCATGGCTCTCCATCAATTTGTACTGTTCTGACTTCTGCCCCTTCATAGTTCCATGATGTGATTTCATTCATGGTTACTTTCCTCCTGTTTTCTTAATGCTGCCATGCTCTTAGCGACTGCCAGACCTTTAACCAGTCCAAGAACATACTCAAATGCGTATTCGTCTAACGTCTGAAATTCCTGATACAGTTGCAGAAACTTGACAGGGTCAATGGTTCCTGTTGTCTGCATTGCCTGAATTGGGTTTGCCATAAAGCAACATCCTTTCATAATTTATTACCCTTACGGGCAGTGGGTCGGGATACGCTCCCGACGGGCGTTGTTAGTATCAGGCAAAGAATGAGGTATTGCCAATGGCTACGATGCTGCCACATCGTCCCCGGCAGGTGTTGTATTTCCTGTCAAATTGTGATATAATCAGAGTAAAGGAGCGTGTTGCATATGCAAAACGTTATTGATTTTTTCCGAGAAAATACAATGGTAAAAATTACATTTTGTCTTTCTGTTATCTCTTTCTTCCTTTCTGCATATAATTTTGTTCTTCACTTATATGAAAATCACAAAAGCCTTGAAATTTCATTTGGATTTATGACAGGAATATTTGTATCTACGCAATATGTTCAAATGAATTTTATCAATAAATCGTGCAAGCAAATTACCATATCAAGTATAAAAATAAAAAGCAATTCAGGCTTTTTGAATATGAAGAATGAATGCATGCTTTATCTGGAATCAGAAAAGAAACGTGGAGAAACTACCATATCAGAAAATAAATCTTATACATCTACAACTCCATTTTATATTGGAGAATTAGGCTATTACTCTGGGTGTTTCATGATTTCCGAAAGCGAAAACTATTTGAAATGCGGTGAGACTATAGAAATTATTCTTGGAACCAACCGTGGGAAAATCAAAAAGAAAATAACCACTCCAGATTCCTACAGCAATTCAAAACATATCAGCGGTTCAAAAATGCAGTGATAACATTCATAATAATCGCCAATATTGATAATATCAATGATACATACAACATCCAATCATCCATTATTTCCACCCCCCCTTTCATGATAAAAAAGAACAGAAATAAGAATGATATTAATAGTAATATGTAGTAATTTCTACTGTTTCAATTTCATTCAGTAAAATCGAAGCGATTTCCGAAAGAACTTCTATTTCTTTTTCGGAAGTCGCTTCTCCGTTTGCTACACGCAAAACGAAGCTTGCAAGGGCATTGATGACTTTTTCTTTTTGTTCTTTTTCCATTCTCTATCACCACCTTCTTTTAATTTCAGCCGAGCGTTTCGGTTCTCTCCTGCCTGCTCTGGTTTAAGTTTTCCGCTGCCTGTCCTCGACTGTGGTTTTATCATATCACACTTTTTTGTGTTTGTCAACGCATTTTTTCACACTTTTTTGTGTTTCTATGTTTTGCACAAAAATGTGTGTTTTTATTTGTACAAAAAGCACGAAAAAGTGTTGCTCGACAATAAATAGCACTTTTTTGTGTTGACATTATGCCTTGATTGTTGTACAATAAAATCAAAGGAGGTGACACAATGGAAACGAAAGATATTTTGAAAAAATTGCGTGAAGAAAAGGGATTGACTATAAAAGAAGTTGCAACCGGAACTGGAATGCAATATACAATGTGCCGTGAATATGAATCTGGAGACAGAAAACTCGGGATGTCTGCGGCAATAAAATACGCTGATTTTTTCGGTTGTTCCGTTGATTATTTGTTAGGCAGAGGCACAAACATGATGACGCCAACCGAAAAGCAGCAAAAGATTGCAGAAGAGTACGCAAAGCTTGACGATGCAGAACAGAAAATTTTATACGATATGGTCGAAGCCCTTGTAAAATCGTTGAAGAACTCCAAGAAATAACCGCAATCCATGCGAAAGAGCAATCATTTTCGTGACCTCACGGATATGAACGAACCACCCCACTACAACCACCATATCACACCCCCACGCCAAAATCAAAGGTTATCTGACCAAATCGCCCTTTTATCTGACGAACGCATCTTTTTGCCTGTGAAATGGAAAAATGTACATAAAATAATCATGTTTATTTCTGCTGGTTTGTCGTACCCTAATCAGAGGGCG